GTAGCCACGTCAGCTGGCGTAGCGTCTGAACCTATGATGATATCATAGATCCACCCCCTTGTGGTTGTAGCTGCGGCATTTACCTGTAAGATCGTTACGGTAGTACCGGCAGCGGTTTCATGAACTACTGAATATCTTCTTGACATATTTTAATTTGTTTAAAGTTTTAAGAAGGGGCTATATTTCAAGCCCCTTAAATTGTCATTTCGTAGAACTTGCTCCCCCTGGTTTAGGGTTAGCTGTCCCCGGATTGTGTGTTACTGTTAGCATAGTTTTACTATTTAAATATTAATAAGTATTAGCTATTTCCGAAGTCATAATAAATCGAAGCATCATCTCTTAATCTGTTGAGTTCTTCGAAACATTCCACTTTCATGGTGACTTGGTTTTTTTCAAAATTATCTTGGTTCTCATAACTAATTGTTACAGCAAGAGCCTCGCCCTCTACTCTCTCATAGAAATAAGAATCATAAACAAGGATGTGATCTGTTTGTGCCCATGCTGCAGGAACAATTGGCATACCCGCAATCCTTATGATACCATTAGCATCAATGAGAACACCGCCAGGGATAGAATAATCCGAAGGTTTAGTCGCCAATATTCTTTGCCACTCAGACCAATCAATAATTCCAAAACTCGCATCGAAGTTGCGCCCTCTTTGACTTGCTATCACCTGTAAAATTTCTTCTACATCTGCTTTAGCTAAAGTACCAGCCGGGGTACTTGTACCGGTTGAATTAGCAGCAAGCGTATTAAATAAATACGCATTTTCTGCTTTATAAAAATCACGAAGCAACATTTGCGGAAGCTTGTTCTGCATGAAATTCAAATTGAATGTAAGTTGCTTTGTAAACGTTGCGAAACCAGCAATATATTTCAATGTAGCCGTTATAGCTGAAAAGGTATATTGCAAATTTGCCTTAGCAGATCCTTCAGTTTGTGCTGCCGGAACCTGCACAGCACTTGTTTCACGATATGTTACATAGCTTCCATTTCCGTCTGATGGTGCTGTTGAAAGCATATCACGAAAATTAATTTTCTGCGCAGGTAAAAGTCCAAGCCTGTCATTGAACGTAGTCGTGCCTATACCGGTAGTTGTATTTGCAATTGTCATGATTGCCTTCTCTTCAAAGTCCATTGCATTTGGGGCGAGCTTGAAACTGATCTTTTGGCCAAAATCTAATTTATTTATTTCATCTTTCCTTTCTTTAAACTGTTCTACTACGCCACTCCATGCAGTTTTAAAATCAGGTTTTTCTGCATTTTTACCTGAAATTCTTTTTTGCCTGTCAGATGCCAGATCATCAAGTAATGCCTGATTCTTTTTTGCATCTTCAATCATTTGCGTCAAAATTGCGCCATGATCATTTAGTTTGGTTGTTATCTCAGCTTTCAAGCCATCAATTTCTTTTTTAGCCGCACCCGTTTCTTGCAAACGTTTTAAAGTTTCCATATCTATAACAAGGCCACCTATTTTATCCTGAATAGTTACTTCAAGACTGCCCTTTTGGGCATCGAACATCTTTTGAAGTTGCTGCCCACTAATTTTAATTACATCATCATTGTCTGCCATTTTGAATAATTTTAATTTTAAAAAATAAAAGCATACTCCACACCTGGAACAAAAGTTTTATTACAATTGCGGCATTTAATAGCTGAACCGTCTTTTGAATTATAATTAACCTTTTTACAAGTTGGACATTCAACAACCTCTGGCAGAGTGGATTTTTTCACCGGGTCTGCTGGTTTATTATCATCATGATCATCCGGGTCGGTGTCGTCAGACGAGCGAGTGGATTTTAAATCAGTGATGATTTTTAAAAGTTGTTTATTATAGATTAAAAGCGTCTCAATAGTTTCATCAGTAGCTTTTGATTCACTACAAAATTTTTCTATTGCTTCTGCTTGATTAATTAATTTGTTTATCTCAATCTCATTCTTTAACCCTGTCAATGGCGTATTAGGGTTTGCTCCCCAAGATGTCAAGCTGGATCCTTCCCACAATTTCAATTCTGTTAACTCCCTTCTTATATCACCTTCTTTGTAATCTTCCCATGAAGTGACCTGATTAAATTTTTTAGTTTGGTAGCCTATTGAATGCTCAGAGATAAGATTTGATTCAACCATTTTTATAAAATCCATACCTAGCGAATGTGACCCTAGTTTAGATTCATAATACAACCCTTTCTTATCTTCCTTCAAAGTTGTTATTACACCTAATGGCTTAGATGGATCATGATTAAGCAAATGTTTTATTCTTGGTTTTGCGCTACTAGGGCCTGAGTTTGCAATACTTCGTGCGAATGCACCCAATTTTATTACATCGCCATCACTATCTAAAGTATCGAAATCGGCAAAATAACCAGTTACAATACCTTTTTTCCCATCAACATCTTTAATTTGTATAGGTGTTGATATATGGAAATCTTTATGAGAATAAATATCTTTCATGTTATTCAAATTATATTGTTACCACTTGTTGTCTTGGCCTTCTACTAGGATATATTACTACTGTTGACTGTCTCTTAGGTATTAATCTTCCGTTACGATCTCTTTTAGGTTTTAATCCTAGCTTGCATCTACAATTAATTATACTCTCTGCGCTTGCTGTTGGATCGCCCGGCGCAGTTAATGTATCGCCGTTACGAGGATCAACAAATACATCTTCAAAATCAATAGTCGTTTTATCTAATCCAATATGAGAAGCATGATCTTTAGGGTCAACACCTCTCGTTCTGTTATCATGCACCGCAATCCATGTCTTTAGCATTTGATATTCGTATGTTTCACCAGCGGCCAATGTGCCAGCATTAGCAGCCGTGTTAACCTCTGTTCTTACTATTCTGGCCGCTTGCATATCACTAAATCCTGATTCACTTAGATTGCGTACTGTTTCATCAACACCCATTCCTTCGGTAATTGATCGGTTAAGCTGACCTAGTAAATAATCTCGTAATGTTCTATTAACATTAAATGTTATCTTCTCAATAAAATGTCTTTGTAAATAATCTATTATGAATTGAACCCATTCAGCGTTGAAGCCGAAACCGGCTTTTTCTTCCATCATTACTATGCTAAACTTGCTCCCCCGCTCTTGCCGCTTCAAGTCCCTTGTAGTTTCATTTGCGTGTCTTAATCCTACTGTTTTGTACAATCTTTTTATTTCAGCAGATAGTTCTGGGTTGGTTAAATTATTATTCAAGTATGTGATCCCGGCTTGTATTCCGTTAGAGTTGATTGTATTAATTACTTCATCAACCCGCTTCTGAATTGATTTAGATACTGGTTTAAAAAACAGCATCTCGAATTTTCTATTTATTTGTTCGTAGTTCATTTATATTTTAAACCTTCTTGTTGCTTCTTTAACATCATTACAAAACCTATTCTCAGATTCAATAATCTTCGCCGTTTCTCAGGACAGCAATTCTTTGGAATAGGGAACTCCGTTGCTGCGAGTTTTTGCATTTCCTGTTCCGTTATTTGCCGCTTGGCCATTGTTGGCGACCTGTCCATTTCCTGTACCATTGGCTTGTGCGTTTAATGTTTCTTCTACTAATGTTGCCTGGTAATCGCTCAAAGGAACCATACCTGCAGAAGTCTTAACCCATACTTCGTCTGCTTCTGGTTCTGGTCTTGTTTCCCAGTTAATTGCTTCACGTTCTTCATTAGGCGTTCTCATTGTCAGTTTTTCTATTGCTGTCATTGTTTCATTGATATCAACTTGCAATTCAGGAAAACAATCTGTTTCATAATCTATATAAACATTCTGACCTTTAAAACCCCAATCAGATTGAAACTTTCTATTTAAACTATTGCGACGAGAATTCAGTAATGGTATTGCGCTACGAGTAGTTAATGCCTTCTCTGCTTCCTTAACGTTGTTATAAGTCTTTTGCGTTAGCCCTAATAACTCTGGCGGCACCCCATAACAATTACAAAACATTATAGCATCCCATTTCTCTGAATCAATTATGCCAAGCTCGACAGGTGTGGATCCTAACTTAGCAACACCAACCTTGACACCACTTATCGCATGTTTACCTTGCGCCTCAGGACCAGAATATTCTTTCTCGGATAATTTAATTTTTAATGCCTGCGCTTGTTGTAACCCCATCTCTGCATCGAACCGTTGGTCATCCATGTAAATAATATCCTCTAATCCTTTATTCTGGAACAATGCCGCTGAAGCATCCTTCGCCGCATTATTACGAATAAGGTTTTTAAGGAATGCTCTCAAAGGTGCAAATCCATACAATTGCTCACCATTTATGTTCCAGTTTGGGTTCCAATACTTTTCATGCAAAATCTCTTCTTTAGTGAATTGCTGGTTCCATGTAAACAACTCATAAGAAGATGGCCTAGCCGGAAACTGATCTGTAACTTTTATATTAACCAAGTGAGCCGGTAGGCACCACAGCATATTTGGGATGCCTTGATTTGCTCCCGCCTGAAGTGTTTCACTCCATTCATAATAATCACCGACAAGTAACTTATACCCCATCAATGACCTATTATGATCTTGTATAGTATCCTGATCGTTTGGGTATTTTAATAAGTCCTTCAGTTTACCTTGCTGAAGATTAAATTTTTCTAAGGGCTCCAACGATTCATATTTTAGCTGCATTGCCTTCTTGTACTGCTGGCCCGTAATATTCTTTATAGACATTAACCGGTGGTACTCTTTCAAAGAACTTTCATTAACTACTTTGAATAAATTCCATTCAGGCAGAATTACTTTATCCAAAATCAAGTTTATAACAGAATAAACAATATCGTTTTTATTATACCCCTCTGTTATATAAGTCGTTTTATTATCTGTGGGTGTAACAATACGCCCATTATTAATAAAATATTTTACCCCTGGTTGGTATATTGACGCAGCCTTTTGCTCTAATTGATCCGCCAACTTCTTACCTAATATCCAACGTTGAATTAAATTCATTTTGTTTATTTACGCAACCGCTACGACGAACTTCGGTTTCAACTCAAACCATTCACGCATCATTAATGTATCACTGAAGTCAGGAGAACGGCCTATAAGTTCTTTTACCTTATCCTTTGGCATAACTTCTTTACGATTATCTTTATCCATATTATATTGCTTCACCTGTTCCAACTCTTCAATGATAGTTTGCTTTAAATTTTTTTCGCATTCGATATATAACCCGCCTGCGTTTATTCTGTCTGCTAATTTGAAATAACATTGAGATTTTAAATTCCTGAAATTCTCTGCTATTACATTCCCTTTCTCATTGATCTTTGGTTGCTCACCGGGTAATGCAGTTGAATTATTTACAAACCCCTTACACTTCAAAATATCTACAACCCCGCCACCTACACCATCTTCATCCGCTATTATATTTGATGAACCAACCTGATATTTATCTTTAAACTCTTTTATCTTTTCTGCCGACTGTGTTACTGATAACCCATGAAACGAATGCAACTTAACTCTGTGACCCTTCCACACTCCTATAACCGTGTTATCCGATCCGTACCGTGCAATATCAGCTGTTATATAAACACCGTTACCGTTCACATGAGTGTTACTAAATGCATCAATGATCTTATCATACTCAATCAATGTTGCCGGGTCGTCATCATACCGCCAGTTACCATTTAATAAACGCTCTCTGCTATTCTTATCAAGTCCCTTCAGCGATTCTATATAGTGCTGGCTGATATTTGGATTATCTGTTACCAACGCCTGAATGAATTTCCTGTCTGATCTTAATTTGTTTTGCTCACTCGGTAAATAGAAATCATAATAAGCCCACCCCTTTGATGGGTTGCCGGTCATTAGTAACTTCGGGATTAAACCATGTTCATCAATCCTGAAACGAATTCTTGATTTTAGTATCTGCTTTGCCTTACTTATAATCTGCGGTGCCTCATCTACAAAAGCGTCTGTTATTTCCAGCGATCCCAATGAATCAAATTCAGGATCACTAGGGTAAGCATACAAATCGGCCAGTATAATTTCAGATCCGTTAGTAAATTTTATAATACTTGATTGCTCATTATACTTAAAGTGCACTTCTG